GGCGTTGTACATGAATGTCCCTGTGGAGAGGTTCGGGCTGCTCTATAGCGCGGATGAATTACGGAGGTATTTTGAACTTCCTGACGGAGAGCCTGACGCGATAGTGGCTGTATGTGACACGAAAACAAAGGGTTCTGACTACTGCGTGATGCCTGTTGCGTATCAGTATGGGGCTGATTTCTATATCGACGCTGTGATTTGCGACAATAGCAACAACGATTCCGTGGAACCTCGGTTGGCTTCGCTACTGACTGAGCGTGAGGTTCAGATTGCGCGGTTTGAGAGCAACCAGGCTGGCGGGAAGATTGCAGAGAAGATACAGGGCATGGTCAAAGAATTGGGCGGCAGGGCAAAGTTGACAACGAAATACACGACAGCGAATAAGGAAACACGTATCATTGTCGCCCAGCCGTTTATCTTGGAACATTGTTTGTTCAAGGATGATTCTGTGATAAAGAGCGACAAGGAATATCGGCGGTTCCTGCAAATGATGTGTGGGTATACTACGGCGGGAAAAAATAAGCACGATGATGTTCCGGACGCGCTTGCGATGCTGGCAGAGTTCATACAGTCCTCATTTGGCATGAACCGGGTAGAGATCGTGAAAAGGCCGTTCTAAAACCGAATATTATTGTGCGAAAATGCGTCAAATGTTCGGAATAAACCGAACATTCATTGGAAAAATGATGTTTTGTCAAGCAAAACCGCTTGACAAATTACCCGTTTTGTGGTAGTATACGCTTAGATAGGACTATGGAGGCGCGTATGCTGACAGAGAAAGAGGTTGCGGCCATCAATGAATGGCTGGCGAAGGGGTTTGAGATCGAGATTTACCGCAAGCCTGACGGCGTACTGAACATCAAGACAGTGCGCAAGAAGCGGCTGATCGTCGAATAGCAGTTGTCCTCACGCTGAGAGGTCAGCGGGGAAGTGGAGAAGGCTCCAATGTGTAAAAAATGCACGTTGGGGCCTTTTGATTTTTGGTTTCGGAGGTGAAAGCGCATGGGCGAGAATAACGCGGTGATTTCAAATGACCTGTTTGGGCGTTTGGACATCTATGCGTCCTCCGATGAGATCACCGCTGATAACGTGATTTCTGAACTGAACACGGCGCTGCCGTATCATGTACAGAATTTGCTCCAGGAGGATTTCTTGTACTGGTATCGGCGCAATGTTCAGCCGATTCTCAGTAGGACGAAGGAAGTTCGCCCGGAGATTCTCAATATTGTGCAGGAAAACCATGCTGACGAGATCGTGGCGTTCAAGAACGGCTATTTCCTGCAAAAACCCGCGTTTTACACGGCCCGTAATGAGGGCGCACAGGCCAAGGTTTCCAAGCTGAATGAATACCTGTATCGCAGTTATAAGCATGACGCTGATAACAAGTGCGTCAACTGGTTCCACACTGTCGGCAAGGGTGTAATCCTGGTCGAGCCTGACAGGAACAACGACCCGGAAACTCCTGTTCATACCTACGCACTTGACCCTCGTTCGGCTTTCGTCGTGTACAGTCTGCGCCCAGGTAATGAGCCTGTGATGGGCGTGAACATGGTTGTCGTGGATGACATTGCCAAGTTCGATGTGTACACCCGCGACTATGTGTATCACCTGTCTGGCGGCGCAACGGGCCGCTTGATGACCTCTCAGGTAAACAGTAATTTCCTTGCAACGGCGATTTCCGTTGACAGTGTTGAGCCGAACGCTTTGGGCCTGATCCCAATTATCGAGTACAGGTACAACAGCATCAACATGGGCGCTTTTGAAAGTGTGCTGCCCCTGTTGGATGAGATCAACAACATCGTGTCCAATGCCTGTGACGGCGTAGAGCAATTCATACAGTCTCTTGCCGTTGCCACTAATTGCGAGTTCCCGGAGGGTACGACCTCAAACGACATCCGCAGAGCGGGCATGATCGTGTTGAAGTCCATCGGTGAGAATAAGGCAGACTTCAAGATTCTGTCCCAGCCGCTTGACCAGACGCAGACAAAGGTCCTTGTTGACCATCTGAAAAACGAGGTCTACAGGATTTGCGCCATGCCCCTTCTGAACGAGAACGGAACCGTTGACCATACAACGGGCACTTCGATTCTCGCTTCAAGCGGGTGGTATCAGGCCGATTGCGCGGCGCGGAACACCGAGGACTTGTTCAAGGAGAGCAACAAGCAGTTCGACAAGATTTTCGTGGAAATCTTGCGTAGGCGCGGCCTGTTGGACATTGGTCTTGGAGACTTTGAACTTCACATAGACCGTGGTGAAACCGTAAACGTGCAAGCCAAGGCCCAGGCGTTCCAGACGTTGCTTGCCGCTGGTATGCACCCCGAACTTGCCGCCCAGAAATCGGGCATCTCCAATGACCCTGTGGCTGACATGAAGCAGAGTGAGAAGTATTTGAAAATGATATGGGGTTCGCCTGACAAGGTTGACGAGGTTGAGCAGCAGACCAAAGGGCAGGGTGAAGCTGAGATCATCGAACGCGACAGCGACAACGGCGAAACTGAATCGGGTGGTTCCGTATGACGATTCTCCCGATTGACGAGATCAACGCCTTAGAGGACAAGCTGAAGCCCCACTTCAACGACGAGGGCAAGATCAATTCAAGACAGGACGCAGAGGACATCATAGACGAGTTGCTTGACCTGTTTCTGCTGTCCTACGCCAACGGTGCTACTGCAACTAATAGCGAACTTGGAACGGCTGAAATGCCCTCTGTAGACGCTGTGGACGCGGCTGTGTACGCGCCTGTAGCTGGCGAAACGTGGCGTGACCGCGTGATGGGCTACTACGATAGCGGCGGCACGCTGTACGACATACGGCGCATAGCTGAAACGGACGCGACGAGGATATACAACCAAGGAGCCGTTGATGCAGTTGTTGCGAACGGGCTTCAAGGCTCCACTTCAAAGCGTTGGCAGACGATGGAAGATGACCGTGTACGTGACACTCACTCGTACCTTCAAGGTATGGTGGTTCCGTTTGGCGAGAGATTTTATTCGTATGACGGTGACAGTGCTGAATATCCGGGCGGGTTCGCCCTCCCTGAGAATAATATCGGCTGTCGCTGCGTAGTTGAGGTAATTCGCGGCTAATGCCGCTTTTACAGCGCAAGGGACTGCGCTTTACAAGTTTCGCAGACGGGAGACAACCCGTTCAACAAACAGAAAACGTGCGGAGACAACCGCCTAAACAAACGGAGGTTTAAGAGCATGGATGAAAACAATGTTGTCACTACGACCACGGATGCTACCCCAGATGTGGAGCAGACCGAAACCGTAAAGACCGAACCCGCAAAGACCGACAAGGCCGACAACGCCGAGGTTGAAAAGCTGAAAAGGCTGCTATCCAAGGCAAACAGCGAAGCGGCTTCCTACAAGGAACAGCTTCGAGCCAAGCAGACCGAAACCGAACGTGCCGAGGCCGAACGCGCCGAGCAGGAACAGGCCATGCGGGAAGAACTGGAAACGCTGCGCAAGGAGAAGCGCGTCAGCGACTATACGGGCAAATGCCTTGCGCTGAACATGGACGCTGAACTTGCTGGCAAAACTGCCGCTGCGCTTGCGGATGGCGACATGGATTCCGTGTTCGACTGCCTGAAAGCGTTTGTTGAGGCGACCACAACCCGCCTGAACAACGAAGCACTGAACCGTCAGCCGGGCCTTTCGGCTGGCATCCCGCCCACCACGAACACCGCCGTCAAGTCCGAGGATGACAAGATACGGCAGTGGATGGGCCTACCCATCAAATCGTAAAGGAGTAATGAGATATGGCGACTACCGTTACCGCGCCCGTCGCAAACCAGATCGCTCTGGCTGCGAAGTACGCACCGTTCCTGGATGAAATCTATAAGCAGGATTCCAAGTCCGCGATTCTGGACACCGCGAACCAGTTCGTGAACTTCACCGGCGCGAACACCGTGAACATCTTCAACCTGACCACCGTTGGTATGGCGAACTACGACCGCAACGCTGGTTTTGTTCCCGGTGATGCCAACGGCACCTGGCAGCCCTACGTGCTGGAAACTGACCGCGGCCGTTCCTACATGATCGACGTGCTGGACAATGACGAGACGCTGGGCATGGCCTTTGGCTCCCTGCTGTCCACCGTGGAACGTCAGCACGTCATCCCCGAAGTGGACGCTTTCCGCTTCGCGCAGTATGCGTCTGGTGCTGCCGCTGGCAACGTCACGACCGAAACTCTGTCCGCTGGTGCTGCGACTATCGCGTCCATTGACGCGGCGAGCGTGGCTCTGGACAACGCCGAGGTTCCCTATGAGGGCCGCATCCTGTTCGTGTCCCCGACCGTGTACGGCCTGATTAAGGCTGGCATCACCCGCATGGTGATGAACGGCGAGAACAACGTCAACTACGGCGTTGAAATCTACAACGACATGCGCATCATCCG